CATTATTCTTGTGACAGCATCCGCAAGCTTACGCGAACGATTGAAAAGCGTTGTGGTCGTAATTTCCGACCAATTGGTGTTTGGGGTAGCCACGGGCTATCTCCTCTTGGATGTGAACAGGGGAGAGCATCATGAGGAAACCTCATTAAAGCTCTGAGCGATCTGGTCACGCAGAGACATTGAATTGTCCCTTCCGTTCGACAAGGGCTGGCCGGAACCGTTAGACGGCGATCCGGTGACACTTGACGAAGCTTTGCGCGCCTTCTCCGCTTTTGCCCTGGCCTCATCCTTCACGCGCTTTTCTTCGGCCTGCTTGTCAGCAGCGAGTACCTTTGCGCGTGTTGAGGGGTTTGCATAGACGGCTTTTTCATAGAGATCCTTGAGAGTAGGGACAATATTCTGCGCCCTCATGACTTGAGCCAGAACAGCCATATCCTGTTCTACCTCTTCGAAATGAGGATGCAGTGCATTGCCACTACCATCCTTCTCACTCTTGAAATCTTCAATGGATTTGGAGACCTTGGCGATCTCAGCGTTTTGCCGGGCCTGATCGTCGGCGGCAAAACGCGATTCGAATTGATCAATCTTGGAAAGCTTCGCGGCAATCTCTGGCGGAAGCTGGAATGCCGGTTGCGGCTGTACCGAAGTATCGGTTGTTTTCGGCTGCGGATTGGCCCCGAGAGCGGCGATTATCTCCTGCGGATTTAGCTTGTAGCCGTGGACGATCCCGCGAATAACATCAATGCCTTTGCCATTCATCAATGCCTTTTCGACATTGGCCCATCCTTCGATCAACGAATGCGGGGTCTGACCGCTTGCCTTCATCTGATCTTTGTAAGGAGAGAATAGCTTATCGACCGGCTCATAATCGCGCTTCAAGGCAGCGATTTCTTGGGTCTTTTTGGTGTAATCAGCCTGCATGGACTTTTCCCGGTCGAGCAGGAAAGTTTGCGAGGCTTGATCTAACTTCGCGAAATGCTCTTTGGCTTCCTTGGACCAATTGGCATGAGGTTCGAGCGGCTTGGCTTCAGTTGCGGCGGCCTCTTTGGTCTCGGCCTGCGTAACTAAATCGGCTGGCGATTCTTCCTTGGCAGAGATTGATTCTTTGTCAGGAATTGTTGCTGCGCTTATGCCACCGCTCTGATCTGTTGCGGCGTTTGTATCAATCGCGCCAGCAATGGCGTCTCGAAGATTTAGATCGGTATTCTCAGAGCTGCCAGTCCCAGACATTAACGCCCCTAGAAGTCGTTCATGGCTTTGCGAATGTCCGCAATGCGCTCAGACTTCGATAATTCTTCACGCTTTGGTTCGACGTAGCTATTACCGATTTCGATATAGCCGTTGTTCCGCAGAAACTCTCTATGTTGTCGCCTACCACCAATTATGGGCGTCTGTCCAGTATTTTTATCAACGGCTATGGGCTTGTAGGGATCAAGGTCCTTAATAATTTGTCCGCTGCGGCCGACTTCATCCATCGGTTCGTTGAACCATTTGTGCTTTTGTGGCTTGCTAGTCTTCACCTTTCCGCCGGCGGCCTCATATTCGTCCTGAGTGCACATTTTGCCAGTAATAGGGTGGATTTGGGTTCTTTCGCTGAAAAACTCGAATGCCATGTCAATTTTCCGGCTGATTTTCGGGAATATCACCGCCCACCATTGTAAAGGGAAGCGGGAGCCTTTCATCACTTTTCGGGCCACGGCCAAACTCGCGCTCGCGCTGTTCGTTGAAAGCCTTTAGCTGATCCGCGAATGAAATGAATTTCTGTATATGGTCGCTCATATTAAGGCCTTTGCGCTTCTGGCGTCCATTGCGCTAGCGCGTTCCCGCCGGAAGATGGCTTCGTCAACTGCTTTGGCGCTTTCCAGTCCCGCATTGCGATGGTTTTCCTGCTCCTCAATACGAAGACGTTCAGCGGCTTCGACTGCCTGGTTCTGGACTTGTTCGGCTTTAATGGCATTTGACTGCTGGGCGATTTGCGTTTTGGCGTCCGTCTCATGAGCTCGCAATGCAAGATCGGCAGGGCTGTCCACGTTACTCGTGGATTGCTTGGGCTGCTGGGTGGGGTGGGGTGGCATCTGGGCTAGAGCATCGAAGGCGGCCTCAACACTTTCTTCCAGCGGGCGTGCGACCCGGAAACCACGAACGGCAAAGAGCGCAAATTGCTTCGCCAGCTCCGCCATGGTCTGATTGCCCTGCGCGATCGGAACCAACTGCTCCATGAACGGCACAAACTCTTTCAGGAACTCCGTACGCGAAGCTTTTTCGGCTTGTTCGTCGGGCGCAATCGTGGAATCCGCCTCAATATCAATCCGAAAACCGTAAACCCCGTCTTGCTTGATTAGTGCCACCGCCGCATCGAACTGCTGTTGTAACTTCTGGTTTGCTTGCTGAACGGTCTGCGCTTTCTGCGCCATTTGCTGCCATTGGGCATAGGCGGGGTTCGGCTGCGCCGGCGGAGGGCCTTGCTGTGGCGGCGGTTGTCCAAGTGCGTGGCCTAGCTGAGGCTGCTGTGGCGCACCCTGGGGCGGCACAACAGATAACTGTGGAGGGACGCCCTGCTGTGGCATTTGGGGCGCCAAAAACTGCGGAGGCGGCGGTGGAACTTGCGGAACTGGTTGCAGTTGCGGATAGCCAGTCATAAGGCTGATCGTCTTCGGGCTGAAATGCTCGGCTATGACATTGGCCATGAGCCGGAAGCAATCGCGGGCAAACCGCGCTACCTCCCGTTGCTGGGGCACCACACGGCGCGTGATGAAATTGGCCTTGAGCTGCTGGGCACCTAGCGTCTCAATCGGGGAAGTATTGCCCCGCATGATATCGCCAATGCCTGTGATCTCGTAAAGGTCGTTTTTCGTCTTGTCGCGGGCCTCGTAAAGCTGGATAAGCGTCTGTGCAACCTGATCGATCGGCATCCATTGGATGAACTCTTTCAGACCTCCATTATCCGACCATTTTAGCCAGTCTTCGACCGGGATAAGCATATTCTCAGTCCCGCTGTCCACAAGTTGCTGCAGGACCTGTTTGTTCTCGCCGGGATAGATACCGCTCACTTTTAAGGCGCGTGTGAGACGATCAATGCGCCCCGTGAGCGTATCTAGCTCAATCGCTTGATCTTGGTACTCCACGTAGTCAGGAACGGGAATACGACGATCATTCGTAGTCGTCGCAAGTAACGGATCGGGATTCGGAAAGAAATCACGAAGGCCAAGTGGGTCATCCTGTTTGTCTAATATGAGATCTGGCGTACCGGGCGGAAGCCAAACAACTTGTTTCTTGGTCTTGTCCCAATATTCATGGACGATGGCCTTCTTGAACATATCAGGGGGCGTTTCGTCCTTGCGGTCCTCCGGCGTTCCTTTAGGCGTATAATCCAAGGTGACAAGCTTCGCCTTGGCCTTTCCAAACCGCGTCGTTAACTCGTCCAGGGTCATATATGCGCGATAGCGCACCCATGGAACTTCAACCCATTTACGCGCAGGGCCTTCCCGGTAATCCTCCCAGAAGATGTATTTGAGGAGGACTTCCTCGTAAACTACCTCGCGCAATGGTTCGATTTGTGGCTGCTGCGGGATATTTTGCTGTCCCTGCTGGGCGCTTCGCGTATCGCCGGCGGTATCGACAATTGCCGCCGCATCATCTTCCTGTTCGAACTCGGCGTTGCTTTCCTCCGCAGATAGAGGTTCGCCATAAGTCGGGACATACATCACGCGGCCCACGCCGCGCCCCGGCAGAAGCTTATCTTCCACACAACTCGACATGACAGTGTCGAAGTCTGTGCAGTCGGTGGAATATACAAGGCTGCGCTCAAGCAAGGTTGAGGCTAGCCGTCCCACGTCATCTTGATCTTTAAAGCGCCGCTCCACGTCCGGCTTAGGCGTCCGCGCATAGAGAGTGGGGCGCAGCGTCTGAACGTTGGACCAGAGAATATTGTAACGATGAACACCACCTGATCCATCTCCGGGCTTCTCGCCACGATCATCGCGGTAGCGCTTTACGATCTTGCGGGCTTTTTTGATCCAAGGCCGCTCTTCTTTCTCGGCAATGGCTTCCTGCCCAACCCAGAAGGCATAGAGGGCGGCATCGCCAGTCCCAAGGTCGGAGCGCTCGTCAAGTGTACTGGATGCTGGAATCTCGCCGGAAGCCATTTAGACCGTTTTTTCGGTAGGCTCTTTCAGTTCTTTGCCTTTATCGGCCGATTTGTTCGTGAATCGCTTAGGATCACGCCGCGTTTCCGATTCTTCCGTATTCTTCTCGATTTCGCCGCGAAGGCCACTTTCCCGTTCGTCACGGGGTTCGTCATATTCCGCCCCGGCCTTATGGACACGGATGGTCATGCGGCCACCTTCAGGCCCGTCGCTTGAACGGTGAACCACACCTTCAGCATGGAGAGTGATAGGATGGCCATGAGGAAGCGTCGGGCTTATACCCATCTTTTCCATGTGATGGTCTTCCAGATGGAGATCGGCGCCGTCGCGGGAGTCGTCGATTGTGCTAGGTTCGGCCCCGGCATTTTTCTCAGCTTCCCGGTCTGCTTTGCTGCGCTTGAGAGATACCATTTTCATGCTGAAAATCTCCTGAAAAGGCCTAAATCCGCCCGTCAGACCCCGATTTTGGCCGTGCTTTCGCCCAGGCTTCCTTCATCGTCATTTCCGCAGCGCCGCGCAAAGGTATAACTGTAGCCGTTGGGGCTGTCCATGGGCGGCTCGCGCAGACGTAGCGCGTTTGGTCTAGCGCATGGTCTTCCATGTCGCTGTCGAGGTCTTCGGTGTTGATCTTATCGTGTTGAATTACCGGCAACGTCCTAATGAGATTTGTGCATGTCGAAAAGAAAACAAGCATTGGATTGCCGTCGCCATCGCCGACTAGACGGGCTCTCACTAAGTCCCAGCCGCCCATCGCACCTTTGCGCGCAACACGGGTGTTATCGGCGCGGCGGAAGTTAACTTTCTTGCCAGAGCCATTATAGATCCGTTCGGCAATGGAGGGGCCGCCATCTTGCGCGAAAGCGGATGGGTCTAATACCTCATCATTAATCTTTT